ATTTTTTATAAGGAGACAAAGGCATCCAACGGGATGCTGTTGCTCACTGATGGAGGAGTTGATAAGTTCAAAGAAGGTGAAGTAAGTAATCGTGTGGTAGTTGCGGTTGTAAAGAATTATTCATAGGGATGTCCATAGTAATCGCTACTGAAAGCGTCCGATGTGATTGATAAACTTGAAGCGTCCCTTTAGATCACGCTCGCCCTCTCGGTTCTTGGCTACGTTGTAGTCCATCTCTAGGTAGCTAACTCCATTTGGATCAATGGTTCTACAAGTGTCAATGTCACCACCCTTCGGCCACATCAGTAGAGCTATGTCCGCGTCATTCTCAATATCCCCAGAGTCCTTTAGGTCGTAGAGAACTAACCCAGAATCCCGCATAGCACCAGTCCTGTTAATCTGAGCTAAGAGAATTACGGCTACGTCCAACTCCATTGCCATCTGCTTAATGCCGTGTGATGCCTGTGAGATGCCCTCATGCTTACTCATCTTTGGGTTGAATGGTATTAGTTGCAAGTAATCCACCACGATAATTTTTATGTCGTGCTTTCTTTTGAGTGACCTAGCCTTCGATCGAAGATCGTCGATACCACGGACATGGTGAACAGTGTAAATTGGAGCCTCACCAATTTTATCAATAGCGTTGTCCACTAGGGTGGATTCGTGAGGAGTAATAGTCTTATCTACATATTTCTTTAGATTAACAGCGGAGCAGGTTTGAGTCATCCTCTTGGTTAATTGCTCTGCTGGCATCTCAAAACTAAAGATAGCTGATGGTATGTTACTCGATATAGAGTTCCTAAGAACAAAGTTCAAAGCCAACTGGGATTTTCCACATGAAGTTGGTGCGGCTATAACACACACTTCGCCCTGTGCGATGCCGCCCTCATCGAGCTTGTCATCCAAGTGCGGTATACCAGTGGATATTTTCTTTGATACGTAAGTCCCGTCACTAATGCTATGCAACCTCTTCTTTAGATCGCAAGCCGCAGTGGACAATGTGTTGTCGGATTCTTTACTTGAATCCATAATTCTACGAATTTCTGCCTCAGTCTTTGAAGCTACGTCAGTGGAGTCCACGTTTTCATTCAAGGATTCCAACTGCATTCTATAGTGCCTAGATAATTGCCTAGCCCTGCTCTTACCTAGAACAATTTTTGCAGCAGCACGCCCAGCCAGTGGAGTACACGGGGAGTCCATTAGTGTCATAATACGAATAACACCACCCACATCATCCAGCATATTATTACTGCGAAGCTGGTTAGCTACGTTTACCTCATTTACTTCATCATTATTGTTAATAACTTTGCCAATGCTACTGAATATAGCCGAGTTCTTCCCACTGGAGAAGTCATCCTTGGTTATAATATCCGATAGCTCATCGTATAATGATCCATCTGATTCTGATATGCAGCTTGCTAATACGGATTCCTCTGCCTCGATTGCGTTTAGTTCGTTCATGGTATTTTATTGGGGTTTAGTTTTATAACTATTTGTTTTTATATTTATTCCTTATTTGTCTGATTGCTGAAATGGATACCTTTAAATGATCCGATAGTAGTGCCGCTGGAATATCAATACTCTTTTCAATTATGTTGCGAGTTTTTTCTGAGATTTTTGAGTATGGTCTGTAGTTGGATTGTATGTAATCCTCAACACAGATCTCCTGTATTAACCCAGTGCGTTTTGCACGTATGATATCCCTGCGTGCCATCTTCCAGAAGTTCTTGCGGATATCCTTATCACCGTCCTCCGAGAACTCTCTGTCGTATGCTTCCCTGTAGTTATCAATGTAATCCTTCATATTAAATGTCGTTAAGTTCCTCTGGTAATAGTCCCAAGTCAATCCTTCTTTTTGTTTCCTGCCAGCAAGCGATGTTCCAAAGAACAGCACCGAAGTGATCCTCGTCTGTCTTTTGATCACACAATGCCCATAGGTGTCGGTTTGCGGCATCACAGTATCGTGAGAGCGGAATGCCCTTCTGCCAGTTATCCCTGCCGTATTTAATAGCTCCATCCTCGAAGCGTTTAGCTAGGGACTTAAGAGCACCCGTTGGAATTAGGGATGGGAATCCTTTCCCTGTCATTGCGTCCCTAACTGCACCAGTAGAGAAGTTTGTCATTTTACCACTTGATGGTAATGTAGATATATCTGATGAAATCATTATTCTTTATATTTAATTGTTGTTGTAAAAAGGGACGGGGAATACCAAAACCCCGCCCCTTAGTTACTACGCCTCTACTACCCCTAGCAGATTATTCAAAGGGTGATTCGCTAGCTACAGCCTCCTTGGGCTCCTTTAGCTTAACTGAAAGCGAATAGAACGGAGCACCCGCCTTGGATTCCTTCTTCCAAGCGTTGATGTAATATTCAGTGCCGCCCACATCGATTGTGCCACCCAAGTCTGGATGAGTTTCAGTTTTCTTGCGGTCATTTTTAAACATAGCTCCGCGGTTTGTGTTATCGTATTTTTTTTCCATTTTCTAGTTCCCTATATTAGGTTGTTGTTTGTAGCTGCCTTGCTGGTAGCTTGAGAGTCTTTTCCGTGCTTGTTTGTAGCATCCGCGTCTTTACAGTCGTCGATACAAAGCAGTCCATTGAGAGCGTACTTTCGAGCATAGGATGAGGAGCTACCAGTAATTTGGCTTTCGTCCATACCTTTTTTTGTTTCTGCTTCACGAGCAAACCCCACGGAGTCAGCGATTCTTGTGCCGTCGCTCAATAACAGTGCAATCGATTTTACATATACACGACCCTCAATGCTTACGACATCATCGCTAAGAATTAACGCACAATTGTGCTTTTTAAGTAGGGGCTTTACAGCCTCTAAAATATCTTCGGCACTGCGGTATGCGTAGTTGCCAAAGTTATTGCGTTGTCCCTTGGGAGCTTTTAACTCCGTTTGGATTTCTGATAGTATGTTTTTATTTTCCATTAGTAATAAGTTTACGATATAAAGATGTTCTCTGTTTTGAGTTAGTGCAAGCTTTTATTTCACTTTTTTTCGCTTTTAGCATTTTTAATGCAAACACCTGATCCTCAAGAACTAAGCGATTAAACCTAGACGCTAATTGCTTTAATCCCACTGGATGAAGGTAATCTGTATCACCTTGATCCAAGTAATCCGCAATGTTTCTTAGCACTTCCGATAAGCTCAATTCGGAGCTTGTGCCGAAGCGTCTAAAGCTATTCTCAACACGACCCAAGAAGGTGTTGCCCTCCATTGATATAACTCCGCGAACCATACCACTCACATGATTGTGATCCACACAGGGATTAAAGCATCCAGTCTTCATCACTGGACACTCCTTTGGTAGATTCTCGTTTCGGTATTGGGCTAATTGGGAATGCTTTAGATACTTCATGTTTTTCTATATCGGTTATTGTTATGATTAGGTTACGCTTAGTCGCCATAGTAGTTTCTTTGCCTTTTCTGGCCTTGCCAAAAGCAAACTTGATGGCGTTCGCCTCCGAGTTAGCTATCTTCCAAGTCCCGTGAACAAAGTCCTTACCTAACTCCCTATACTTTATTAGATAGGCTTTCACTAGATACCTAACTCCCTATACTTTATTAGATAGGCTTTCACTAGACATTCATGAAGTCCATCCAATATAATTCGGAGGTTAGCTTGAAGCGTTCAATGCCCTTCTGCATTTGCTTCCAAGTCCACTCCTTGTGATAATGCTTCTTGGATCTAATATCCACGCACACGCTCATGATTGTAGGTAGATATTCTAAGTCCCACATCCTAGCTAGCATCCAACTCTCGATAGCTAGCTGAGTGCAGTCCTTCTTTTCGTAGAATTTACCACCGCGACCCTTGCAGTCACGGCACTTGTAGTCAGCCATGAAATACTTACCATCAGTTAGCTTGCCAATGAAGTCCACTGAGCCAGCAACCTTGATCTCTTCGTCCCAAGTAATTAACTCACTGGCTACGGGTTCGATTCGTTCGTCGTTAATATATTTGATGAAGGGTTCAGCCCACTCATCCCACTCGGAGTCCATCTTGGGTTTCTTGTTAGCTATGATAGCATTCGTGTGATCCTCCAATCGACCATGAACGGTTGTCCCGAACTCAGAGGATGTTATCTCTTCACCGTCAATGGGAGAAATACGCATACCATACTTACGTGTTTCAATCTCTCGCTGACTAGCATCGGGAAATTCCCTAGCTAGCTTAATGTATTGCTCTGGAGACCAGATGCCATCCAAAAATGGATCCTTGATAATACCCATGACAGTTGTCACCGATGGATAAGCACCGATTTTCTTGGCTTGTGATGGTGTTGCGGCTTTCGTTAGAAAGGGTTCGTTGTCGCAGTTGTAGAAATGGCTCATAATTAGAAGGGTGCTATATTTATTGTATTATTATTGTATACTGGTATTGGTGTTGCAGTTTTGTTATGGGTTGTTGCAGTTTTGTTACTGGCTTTTACAGATTTGTAAACGGCTTTTGTCCATCTCTTATCCTGCTTCACTTCATTCAGTATGCTAGTAGAAAGGCTATACCAACGAGTTTTGTCGTAAGCCATTCGATTAAATGAGTCGCTAACCAATACGGATTGCTTCTCAAGGTTCTTAAGGGTTCTCCATATCTGCATATCGGAGAAGAATGGAAAGATTGAACGCCAACCCTCTCTGGAGTTGAACGTCCAATGTTTTCCCTTGTGATAGTTTCTTCCATCTTTTTCGTTCAGTAGAACGTAGTAGATAATTTTATGCAGAATTATTGCCTCCTTAAGTCCATACTTTGCAGCGTGGTCTTCCTCGAATGCAAGCATGGTAATTATCCCAATAACTCCTTCATGTCCATGATGAACTCAAGACCCTCAAGCACTGACCGCCTGTCCTCGTATGGGTAGGATGAGATAATCAATGACGTTGCATCGTTGTAGAACTCTACAACCGCATCGCCCTCTGATGGATGACCAATGATATCCCAAGAGATGTTTTCATTGATCATAAAGTCCAGAATGTCAGACTTGCTTCGCTCCTTGGGAGTTTCAATCTCTTCGGGTTCAAGTTTCTCCCGTAGCTCATCCCTAAGAATATACTTTTCGCCCTGCAATAGATGACCAAAGTATTGCTCTTTGATGCAGTTATTTTTTCCAATTGCAATTACAATTGTTTCTGGGTGGTGGAATACCCCGTGTGTTTTTTCGTGTATCATATTTTTATTGGTTGGTTGGTTATGGTGGAGGTGGGAGGAGTTGAACCCCCGTGTCCTAGATAATCTAGGATCGAAACCCTTTCACCCCCTTCAGTGCATGAGATTGCAGATATGTAATAGGGTGTCAAATGTTTTTTTATAAAATGTTAGGAGCGGAGTTTGTCCATAGTAGTGCATTGCCGTCCGAAGGAAATTTTTGGCACAAAAAAAGCCCGCACCCCGAAGGATGCGAGCTGAGTTTTTTCCATTTTGGAAACAGTTGAGATGATTACCACCGTGCTCCGTCTGAATACTGATCCGAATTGCAACCCTCGCACAATCCGCAATGGAATACGTCAGGGCTGTCGCAGAACTCACAGTTCTCAGGCTCCTTAAGCGTAGCTACGGTAGCTAGCTCGTGAATCTTCAGCATATCTATCGCCAAGTCTTCGATGAGCTCCCAGATGCCATGGGGCTCCCAGTCTTCAAATGGTTGCCACCTGTTGTCTCGGATGAAGTCCGTCACCTCTTGCTCGTCTAACTCGAAAAAGTCCAATGGTAGCTCTTCGGTTAGGTAGAATTTTGATGCTCTTATATATGCTTGTATTTTATTCATGGTATTGATTTGGTTATGTGTTAAGATCGAGACTCGAGGTAGTCTTCAATGGCATACTCAATTGTGTCCCAGCAGATGCCTACGTTGGCATCCATTCCGTCTTCAAGTATGACCATCACCTCGTCGGCTTGATCCTCCGTTAGTTTAATGCCCATTTGATCCTGTGCGCGGGCGATGACATCGTTAGTTTCCCAAGTTATGGTTATTGTTTTCATATGTGTATGTGTTTATGTGTTTATTGGTTGGTGTTGGTTAGTTGACGGGTATTTCGTGTATATAGCCGTCATTGTCCTCAACAGACAGGGTGATGCGAGATATGTGCATGAAGCCGTCCTCTTGCCAGCAGTCAATCCCTTCCATCCAGAGTTCGATGAAGGTTGTCTGGTCGAACAGGTCTGCGGCAGTTAGATCGAATTTGCATTCACTGAAGGTTTCCGTGTCGGGTGCGTCTTCATCAAAAAGAAGTCTAATGACATTCTTGTTATCATCGTTGAGCGGTTGAATTACACGGGTAGGATCAGTCACATATGATCGACCACTTGGCTCGTGATCTAGGTGTAGACCTCCGATATTTAATTGCGCCTTTGATACGTCCTTTAGGTTGAAGTTTATGTCAACGTGCAGGAGTTTGATCCCGTCTATATTTGTCATAATATTTTATTTGTTATTATTTTACCAATTTCACCACAACGGCTTAATTTTTAATATTTAAATCTCTGCGTCGAAAGAGCATTCACCATGTGATTCTAGCATGTCTCGGATTTGAATTCCCAATTTGTAATCTGCATATTCTGTTAGGTCGTTTCTAGTGATGCCAGCATCTTTTAGTAGATCATCGTTATACCCGTTATTAACTTCAAAGAACTGATCAATTTTAGTTATATTAATGTTTTTAGCAATCTTTGAAAGTTCACTTTTAATATAATCAAGTTGATCTTTTTGAAAGTAATAAGACAAACTAGTTGCCTCTCCTGTACTTCCGAATCGGTCTGCTGCATTTGAATCTTGCAAGCCAAACATAAATTTGCCTTCGATGTCTCCGTTGTAATATCTGCCCATAATTTTTTTTGTTTTGTTGTTAGTGTTGGTTATTGATAAAGTGCTACTCTAGACTGCCAGTTCAATTAGTCAAGAGCTAATTTCGATTCCCGACGTTTTTATTCTGGCTGATGGGGTTTGGAAGATTGCGATACTTGGATCGTCCTTCAAAAAGAAATGAGATGATTTATATGGGTTGTAGCTAACGCCCTTGGCGGTTGACTCGTCAAATGAATCTGTTTCGTATCCCTCTACAAAAGCGTGGACATTCTTCCTCTTCT